TTACTTCCAAAAAAATATCATATTTACTTCTGAGAGCTGTGAGGAAGCTGACAATGTGTTGTGTCATCCCACCGTCTTACGTTCGCATAATCTATATTATGTCAAATGGAAGATTCATCCGAGCACCACGTTATAGTTTTTGTACTTACGCCGAGAAGTCACCCCGCTCCGCACGTCGACTAAGCTCATGGCAATGGACAGGTCTGTCAACACATCGCTGACAAACACGTAAACGCAAACAGTACCTTGCTTCCTTGACCGCCCACTCCGGCACCCCACATAAACGCATGACCTCACCCAGCACTCTAGTGCGGTTGACAGCCTTCCAGTTAGTGTGCCTGGCATTCCGTATACGCCAGTAATGATTGCGAAATTCACCCTCAACTTCCCTTAGCAAGTCCAACGTAGTCCGGTCAAAGCGCTTCATCTTTTCCTAAGTAGTCGATCAGAACGGACATATTTCCTCCAGCGGAACAAACCCCGGCTCAGTGGCCAAATACACAACACCAAGCCCGTTGTTACACCACATCTGCATACCACTCATCGAGTGCCCCGTAAGCATCGCAAAAGCCGCCTCACACGCTTGCAGCATGTTGGTATAAGGCAGCCGCCACGTCTCAACCTCGGGAATGACAATGCCCCTAGAAGCGAAATAACGCTTTTGGTTTAGATCACGAGAATTCATTTCCTCGGCGCAGTATTTTGCAATATAGCTAGCAATCTTGTGCGCACCCTTGACGCCAAAGCCGAACTTGTTCGGTTCACGCACGTTCACCTGGCCCATTTGCCTACCCTGGTCATCCTGGCCCACCACACGCTGCCAGATGGACCGTAACAGCGCGTAATGCTGCCGACCATGGACAGCCACATGAAAATGCAATGCCCCACGCTCTTGCTCTTCGATCACCGCCACGTAATGAAATTGCTTGACCTTGCCCAGGCGACGGCAAAAAGCCTTCCAGTGCTTCAATGCCACATCCCGATCAATCATGTTTTCCCGGTAAGTCAAAGTCACCATGCGATCAGCCCCAATAGCCTTGCAACGATGGCGAACGTTTTTCTTAGCCCTACGTCCCGCATCATCCTCATTCGCTTCCCTGTTCTCCGATTCCCCACGCTTAGAACGAGTCTGAGGCTTGTTTGCAGCCCCCAGGAAGTGTCTTTCACGACAAACCGATACCTCGCACTGCCCATCGGGGAAAACCCGCCTACGCGCCACGTAGCCGTCCTGCCAGGTATTCCTGATTCCGTCATTCGTGAACCAATCCGGTTTGTGCGCCTCAACTCCACCATCAACGCTAAAATCGATTGACGAAAGTCCAACTTCCATATCTAATTCGGTCATTCGGTTTACTGCTCCAATCAGTTAATCGAACAAGGCCGGAAAGGGTTGCAGCCCTAACCGGTCTTTTTTTTTGCCCTGCGACCTACGTTTCCTACCTGTCTGTTCTTAAGTGTCCCTACTACAAGTTTAGGCGGCGCTCCGCGCCGCTGGTGCCCTCGTTCCTCGGTCCCCGCGGCCCGTCTCGCCGGTAGCACTATGTACCGATCCCCTGAACTCCTACGCCGTCATGCCCCGTGCCACTTCGCCACCAAGAGAAACACGCGAACGGGGCGCAATGCTCACCAGCTACCAACTCGGGCCCAGGAGGGGCCCTACGACACCACTACGAACCACACACGCCCCTGCTGGCAGAGCGCGACAACCGCCGACAACAAACCAGCAATACGGCCGCATTCAAACGCATCAGCCATCAAACGCCGTGGTCTACATGGGCCTTGCAGCCCATACCCCGCTACTTTTGTCACAGCCAACAAAACAAAATTCTGCCGATCACAAGAAACAAAACCCGGATTCGGCCGGCGCCGGCGAAATTTGAAGCTCGAGCGCGAACGATCGGTGAATTTCATTCGGTCGATCATCAATGCACCGAACCAACAATGGCACGACGAGTACGAGAAACATTTTCAGGCGCACCAGCAACACCAGCTCGCGAATCTGCTTCAGTAGAACCGCCAAACGCCACCACGGTAGAAGCCTGTTGCGAAAAAGAAGGCGAATCCGGCCGATTACTCAACACATCAACAGAACGCTGCATACGGTCAGACTGCGCCTGCTGCTGATGCTGCTGATCCTTACGAGCATCGGGATCAAAATCAAGGAAATAACCGTTTTGAGCAATGCTAATACACATGTTGTATTCCACTTCCATCGGCGTACCGGCCTGGGTATAACACTTGCATCGAGGAGCCGCCTTTCCCTCACGAGCCACCCCTACCTGAATACACGCTGCAGGAACAGGAACCCGCGTAGGCATAGTCAACTCGTCATACTTAGGCGCAGTCTGCGGAAGACCAGCAACGCGAGGAGTATTCTGCTGCACATAAATACGAGCATCAACTATCGGGTCAAATTCCTCCTTTCGATTAGACGAACCATAACCAGAAACGAAAGACGACGAACCAGAAGACGGAGAAACAATCGCACCCTGACGCGAAACCGGAACTACATCCGGCGGCGCAGAATTTTTCTTTTGCCACCAATCCAAAACGAAATAACCAGTGGTAGGCACAGCAATTACAAACAATACAGCCAAAATCAGCTTTAAAGGAATAGAACGCTTGACAGTGTGAACTTCCGCAGACTTATACCAAGTAAAAACTTCCTTAGGATATTTCCACTTAAAAGCAATCGCGTTTTTATGACTAGCAGGAGATTGTGGAGAAGGATTAGCAGCAGACCATTCATAGATCGTATTGCGAGCCAACCCAAATTTACGAATAGCATGGAAGTGCTGCCCTACTAACTGACGAACGAAATTATCAAGCAAAGTAGGGTGCTGAGTGATGAGATAAATATCAAATCCACGATGACGATGCTTTGCAAGTTCCGAATAATAATCAGGCAAATTCGCCCCATTAGGCTTTTTCGGAAAAATGTCCTGCGCCTCATCGATAACAATAATAGAGCCATGCGGTAAATCCATCCATTTCTGAGGGTCAAAGACAGTCCAGCCCGACAGGTTCAAATCTTTAATATTGTGGTAATAGACCTCACGCGTTTCTCTCTTTGCCTTATCTTGGATATACCAAAGCGCAAACAAAGTTTTTCCGTTACCCGGCAAACCCGTAATCAGAGTAATCATTTAGCGACCACCTGTTTAATAGAGCCACTAAGACCTTTGATAGCAAGTGCCGTCACAATAGAAGAAAAAATGATCGTCAACGCTTTATCGATCCAAAGATAGCCAAGGAAACTAACAACATCAGCAGGCAATGCAGTAATACCATCCACCGCCTTTTGCTTAAAAACATCCACAGCAAGATCAATACCCTTATAAGTAACAAAACCAATCCCAAGAGCAATCATCGCACGGCCTACAAATGATCCCATTGCAGAAGCCAAAGCACCAATTAAAGCCGGAATAAATAAACCCCACATAATTACGAAGCATCCATAACAGATTTAGAAACAAGGAGATAAGCAACAATAAACGCACAAGCCAACACTACATAGCGCAAAGGCTGGATATTGTCACAAATCACACCAAACTCAACAGTAACCAGCTTACCAGCAACGGAAAACGTTTTAGGCGCAAAACAAGACCCGCCGCCGAGAAAACCGCTTTCATCGATATTAGGACGACTCAAATCAATTTCCTCACCTTTGAGCATCGCATCAATAGCACCCTGTTGAGGATCGGCACCTTCGATAATAGCTTGCCCCGACCCGCGAACAGGCATTCTCTTCAATTCCTCAATCTCATCACGCTCTCTACATTCCATCGCTGCCGTCGCACGCAACGTTGCACACTGAATCGCATCACCCAAACAAGCAGTCTGGCCACAAGTACCTGAAACCGACGACTCACGACAAACTGCCAAATTCGGATTTTGCTTACAGAAGTTAACTTGCTCTTGAGGCTTATCAGGTGTTTCCTTACCCGGAGCGCCACCAGCAGTAGGCGTCGTATCTTTTGTTTGTTCTTTAATTACCCCACCACCATTAGCAGCGGACGCGGTAGTAACCTTGTCTACCGTCGTCGTATTACTTCCATCAGCATTAACTTTAATTGTAGTCGTCGTTACCGTAATGGAACCATCAGGATTTGTACTCGATGTAGAAACCTTAGTTGTCTTAGGGTCAGCGGGAGGATTTTTAGGCGTAGAACCTGTACCAACACAAGAAATCAAACCATCAGACCCAAAACCAGCAGGAACAGTACCCTTTGGGCAAGCAGTACCATCCTTTACCGAACCGGCATTTGTAGGCACAGGCTCCGAACCTGGCTGCTCAGCAGGAGCAACCACAGACGCTGGAACCTTATCGCTAGTAGCCAAAGGATCACC